ACCATCATCCATTACAAACGTACTGCCGCCGAGACGACTAACATAGGCTTCTGCATAACTATCGGCTGGGCCTATTCGTCCTTTTTTTGCACCATCTTTTTTGTCAATAGGACCCGGAGTCGAAATGCCAAAAACCATACTAGGTGCTTCTCGTCGTGCGCTACTAGTTGTAATTCCACGAATGTCATCTTTACCTAATCCCTGTGTTGCTAACATTTTAGCAAACGGATGTATAGGTTTTAGTGCTTTAGTTGGATCTGAAATTTGTCCTGTGGCAATTTTATTATATTCTGCTACCGGTTCTCTTTTTTCTATACCGTCTACTACATATTCTGTTGCGGCAATGCCCGGTACCATAAAATTCATCGATTCATCGGGTACACAACCAATCCAGTAACCATACTTTGGATCATCATCTGCAAAAGCTACCATTACTACTGTTCCGGTATCTGGAGGTATCATCCACATGCCGTAACTCTTTTGTGTGTTATTATAATCGTTTGAGTTAGCTACGTACTTTGAACTTGTAGATCCGTAAAATGGAGACATATACTTAACTGGGAATATCTGTCCACTCACGGGAGAGTTGCCAACTGCCCTTTCTAATTTAACTGATAACATTCCCATGAATGTTTTATCTAGCACACTAACTACAGTTGCAAGGTATAGTCCAGCTTAAACTGACGGGACTTCTGGTTCTATATGATCTACGTTATTAAAACTCATAATTAACTCTTATTATCATCTGGTTTTACATCTAGTGCTACGGTATCAGAACTTAGTACTTTAGTTGGGTCTGCTGTTTTTTGTAGCTCTTGTAAAGGACGTCTATAACCTAGCAGTGTTTGTGTAAATCTGCCGCCTTTGAACACATTAGTCACTTGCGTGATTTTGTACAATCCAGTAAATGCTATAGTAGGGGCGGCTTTGCCTGCCTTGACTAAGTTGAATGTGTTGGCACTTTTAAAGTCATACATACCAGTACCTTGATTAATGTCAAGTGGGCTTCTAAAATATATACCTATGTCAACTTCCCCGTTTTGCCAATTAACAGAACCGTCAAGATTTAGATCTTTAACACCGGTAACTGGTTTTGATGTGTAATTTCCCATACCGCTGTTTACTATCCAGTAAGGATCGCCCATGATTTCCATTGATAAGTTAATCATATCGTTGGGATTAGTAATACCCATGTGGAAGAACCGCCCGGCACGATTTGCTTCAGTGTCAGTAGGACTTCCCCCCTTGAGGTTTCCGGTATCAAGACCGTCTTGTTTTGTTTGACTAACCGATGTGCCGATTACGCCTTCTGGTTTTGATCCTTCTACTACTTGTGTAGTGTTTTGAGGATTAGTTTTATTTGCATTACTATCAGAATTTTTTGATGCCAAGCTAACATCAATATTATTTTTTCCGTCGTCAGCGGCTAGCACGTTTGCAAAATTTACACTGTAGTCAATATCAAATTTTAATATTTCACTGTTTTTTCCAGTATAGATATAATCATAGTTTTTAACTAGTTGTTGTTTGATTGCATCAATGCCGGGCGGTGCTTCGTTTTGTGCCATTGATTTACCAACGTGAGCATCGTATGGCACTACTCTATAAACAATGACCCTTGGATATGTTCCTGTTTTTGGAATGTTGTCTGCAGATGGCAAATAATAAACTTGGGTGTCAATACGCCACCATTTTCTCATACCTTCCGTACTCATTCCTGAAAATTTTAACGCAGTCCTAACATAATCACTAGTTAGCAAAACTTGATTAATCACAGAAGGTATATCCATGTTCTGTGTAAATTTTAATGTGCCTTCATTAGAGTTAACAACCATAGAACCACGTTTCCATATCCCTGTTTTTTCGTCCCATGTTTCGCTTTCTTTTGCAGCTGTTGTTCCACCTTTTCTTTCATAACTATATCCCATGGTAGCTGCACCAAGGTAATTTAATTCAGTATTTTGCACTAGATCAGGTTCATTAACTCCAACGTTTTCAAAAATATTTGTTGACGATTCTGCTACAGTAGTAGTTACAGTTGCGCCGGTGTCTGCATTTGCTGTACCGGTACCCTTACTAGTAGAAATATCTGTTGGAAAAACTATTACGACTCTATCTGCAACTTTTACTTGGCCTTTTTTTACAAATTCTTTTAAACGATCATTAACAACAGATTGTAAACTTTGTTTTCCTGTTTGTAAAACTTCTTGTACAGTTTTTCCTTGAATAATTGTATCAGTCTTTAAATTAGCATATTGTGTTGTCAGGGCCTGGCCCTGTGAAGCATACGCCTCTATAATATATTTAGATCCAGTTTCGCTGGCACGCATCTGTATGGTGGTTAATTTAATAGGTATATGTCTAGTAGAAAATGGAACTTTTAACATTTGTCCCGATTCTGTATTTCCCCTAAACTCTATTGTTAACAAATAATTTCCATCTCTCCAATTTAGCAGTCCACAACTGGCAGCTGCTTGTTGCAATGCCATTACAAACACTCCTATGCTGTAAGGTTCATACACTTCAAATTTTACAGTAGTCACGTTTGTTGTTCTTGCATCAGTTAATCCGATAACTGCATCTAAAACTAAATTATCTATAAAAAAATCAAACTTACCGTAGGCAGTATTAACACGATTGTTAGGATCAGCGCCAGCAGTTTTACAAATTAAAGGCATTATTTTTCCCTTTTTGTAAGACTGGTCAGGAAAATTGTAATCAGCTATAGTCATTGCACTTAGACCAATTACATAGTTATAACTAGCATATTTTGATAATACGTTTGGGGCCGGTAGTGATCCTCCAAGCGGGGTGGCTCCTACTCCAACAACGTTGACAATGCCAGAGGCAGGGCCTTGATTAGCTAATGTTTGCGCTGCACCGCCAACTTTAGCGGCTGCAGATATTGTTGCACCAACTGCTACTATTGACATATTATATTCCTAACACTGTTCTTAAACTGCTATTTTTTGGAATGTAGATTTTTTTGCCCGGGACAAAATCAAAAATTGGATCTTGGAGGACATCTAAATTTCGTTGCATGAAAACCCACCATAGTGCAGCTTCGCCATACAAGTCAAATGCTAATAAATCAGGACGATAAGAATACTGAGGTTCTATAGTATAATAGTAATCATCTGGCTCTGCGCTAACTGCTCTAATTGATAAAATATCAAGATAGTTTTCTTTTTTTGGTGTATTATACCAAGGGCTAATATTAGTGTAAGTTGCCATAATTATACGTATCCAAAACCGTTACTTAGATAGCCGCCGGTAACAAACTGGTCGAGGCTAAATTTACGAGCACTTGTTCTACTGTACATCGGTGTTAGTGTAAGACTAAAGGTACTTTTTGTTGGCACATACGCAAGTCCTCCGCTAGTTGAACCACCAACTCCAAATGCTCCTAACAATCCTGCTACTTGCCCGATGCCGCCGAGTACATCTCCTAGTGGATTTGTAAATGGCGCTATGCCAGGAATAGTTGCGCCTAATGTTTCTGCAAGGCCGCCTAAGTTATCAGCGACACTTGCTATTGATCCTGCCGCACTTCCAACTACTTCTGTTGAAATATAATCAGTATCACTTGGCAATTGGCAACTGAATGCTGTTACTGCCACTGGTATGTTTTTAAAAACATAATTGCCGTAGCCGTTTAGGAACACAATAGGTGGAGGATTACCTGCTTTTGAATCATTTCCGCTGAACATTTTTTCAACAGACCTTAAATAATGTAGAGCTGCAATCCAATATAATGCCTGTGTACGATCTTCAACGTTCATCGGTGCTTGAATTTCAATAGTACCTGGGTCAGAACTTTTAAATGCATTAAACGGAAAATTCGTATGCACTACAGGTTCTGCACTATATTTGGCACTAGACTTGATTGTAACTATGGGAGTGTAAGGAAAAATTAAACCGCCTGCATCTTTAAGTGGTTTTAGAACAGGACTATTTTTAAAACTAGTCCAATTAGGGAGACTTAATCTGACACGCCAATCACCAGCAGCGGTATCATCGCCGAAACTAGAAAACGCACTTTCTAAATCGCCAATTGCTTCGCCGGCCGCCGGCAAGTTAATTGCCCGAATTGCGCTACCTACGCTATTAAAACTACTCAAACTGGATAACGCTGATCCTAAGCGTTGTGCAGTATTAGCGCCGGTTACAACAG